TTACTTCGTATATTGGCAATAGATATAAGTATTTACAGGCTATACGCACGAAGAATGAGAAATGAAATGCCCGAAGTAATTGAAACTTCATACAAAAACGCAATATCTACCCTAAGAGATATTCAAAAAGGTGTAATATCCCTGCAAGCAGAAAATGATTTACTGGAAACTTCATCCTTTAATGCTCAGGAGTATAAAACAAATAAGAGTATTCTTGATAAATTGTTCGGAAAGCAAAAAATGAATGAATACTAGAGATATTGAAAACTCTATCATACAAAAGCTCAAAGACTCTTTTCCCGAAGTTCTTGTGCAAGGTTTCCCCGATAAACCCTCCGAGTTTATTCTTTTACACCCGATAGGTGCTTTACTCGTTCATTATCAGGGAAGTAATTACACAAATTCAAATGCTCTCGGAATAATTTCTCAAGAAAATAAAAAAGAGTTTGCCATAACTGTCGTAACAAGAAATTTAAGAGCAAATCAGGGAGCCTATGAATACATAGATAACGTCAAAGCTGTACTTACGGGATTTCAACCCGATGAATGCTCAAAATTAATGCCACTAAAAGATTATTTCATTTCTGAAAATTCAGGAATTTGGCAATACGGCATTAATTTTTCACTAACCACAACTAATATACAAAATTATTGATTAAACAATTACCCAAAAGGAGACTATATGCCTGCATCATTTTTACATGGTGTCGAAACCATTGAAGTAACCAAAGGTGCAAGAACAATTACAACGGTAAAAACTGCCGTTGTCGGACTTGTAGGAACTGCACCGATTGAAGATGTTGAAGATGAATCCAAAACAATTAATACCCCGACTTTGATTCTGAATGAAACCGAAGCCGTAAAATATTTCGGCAATCACAAAGCCGGATTTACAATTCCTCAAGCCCTGAAAGCTATCTTTGACCAAGGTGCCGGAATTGCCATTGTTATTAATGTCTACAACCCCGAAAAGCACGACTCCGTTGAAGATGTAAAAATATCCGATATAAACGGAGGGATTGATTCACAAACAGGTAAAAGAACAGGAATGAAAGCATTTGAAGATTGCTATTCCTTATTCGGTTATTATCCAAAAACAATTATTGCCCCCGTTTTCTGTGAAGAAACTGCCGTTGTATCAGAAATGAATACTCTGTGCAATAAAATCAGAGCAATGGGAATTGTTGATGCTCCAGTTGGAGCTTCCGTATCTGATGTCATTACAGGTCGTGGTCCTGAAGGTACGATTAATTTTAACACATCTTCAGAACGTCTCATACTTTGTTATCCGCATTTAAAAGTGTATGATTCAGAGTCGGATTCAATAAAACTGCAACCTTATTCTCAAAGACTTGCCGGAGTTATTGCTGCCAAAGATGTCGACAAAGGATACCATTGGTCTCCGTCAAATACGGAAATACAGGGGATTGTTGGTATTGAACGACAATTAACCTCTATGATTAACGACCCGACAAGCGAAGTTAATACCCTAAACGAAGCCGGAGTTGTAACCGTATTTAACTCATACGGTTCAGGTTTCAGGACTTGGGGCAACCGCTCAGCAGCATATCCTAGTTTAACCCATCCGACAAATTTCATAAATGTAAGAAGAACAGCCGATATTCTTCACGAATCCGTCGAATACTCAATGCTCCAATTTATGGATTATCCGATAGACAACGGCTTGATTGATTCTATTTGCGAAACAGTTAATCAGTTTATCCGAACATTAATCGGTCGTGGTGCGTTGATTGACGGCAAGTGTACCTTTAATCAAGACAAAAACCCTGCAACGGAAATCGCTAACGGGCATCTTGTTTTTGATATCGAATTTATGCCTCCGACTCCTGCTGAAAGAATAACTTTTGAGTCGTTCATTAACATCGAGCTGTTGAAATCATTAGGAGCATCTTAATGTACGCAACAGTCAACAATAATGGTGATTTGGAAGTCCACACTGACGAAAACGACAGTTGCTTCCTTTGTAAAAACTTGTATAAGTGTCCCTTAATACAAGCAATTAGCAAGGAATATGTCATCCTGCATTATTCTGACATCGAAATATCACAATGTGCATTATTTAAACGCTAATACCCTAAAAATAACGAGGAATATATAATGTCCAAAATTGAAATTAATAAATTAACCAACGCAAATATTTACATGAACGGCACAAACCTTTTAGGTAGAGCTGAAGAAGTACAACTACCACAAATCAAACACAAAATGGCTGAACACAAAGCTCTTGGTATGGTTGGCTCGGCTGAATTTTTCGCCGGCATAGATAAACTTGAATGCAAAATAAAATGGAATGCACTCTATCCTAATGTTCTAAGAACTTGTGCAAATCCGTTTCTTGCCACAATGATTCAGGTCAGAGCCTCTCTTGAAACCTACAACGGTGCCGGAAGAATTAACGAAGTTCCTGCAACAGCATTTTTAATCGGTACTTTTAAAGAGTTTCCGTTGGGGAATATAAAGCCGCATGAAAATGCAGAATACGAAACGACAATGACCGTAACCTACGCAAAGTTAATTGTCGATAAACAGGAAATCTTTGAAATTGATGTACTGCAAAACATTTACAAAGTGGGAATGGTTGATATGCTCGCAAAATTTAAGAAAAATGTGGGGGCATAGTGGAAGATTCAATCCTTAAAAAAGCTAATTCTAAAAAAAGTCTGACCGAAGAAATTGCAACCCGAAAACGTGCATTAAACTTCTATTCGCTTGCCAATATTCTTCCTGATCCCGATATTGTCTTACGCAAACAGGGAAAAGATGTTCGAGTATATAAAGAATTACTCTGTGATCCGCACGTTTTTGCTTGTGTTCAATCCCGTAAATCAGGTGTTCTCTCTCTTGAATGGGAAATAAACAGAGGACTCGATAAAGACGAAAAAGCAGAAGCTATTGAAAATCTACTAAAACAACTCGATATCCACAAACTGATTTCAGATATTTTGGATGCTACACAGTTTGGGTTTCAACCTTTAGAAATAATATGGAAAAGAGATAAATCGGGATATATTTTGCCTGAAAAAATAGTTGCAAAACCACCCGAATGGTTTTGCTTTGATGACAACAACACTCTCAAATTTAGAACTAAAGAGAATTATTACGGAGAAGAATTACCGAATAAAAAGTTTTTGTTGGCTCAAAACAATCCGTCATACAACAATCCTTACGGAGAACGAACTCTTTCACGAGTTTTCTGGCCTGTTACATTCAAAAAAGGCGGACTAAAATTTTGGGTTATTTTTACGGAAAAATACGGAATGCCACATCTGATTGGCAAACACCCACGTGGAGCGACAAAAGAAGAAACAAACACTCTTGCCGATATGCTTGAAGAAATGGTACAAGATGCAATCGCAGTTATTCCTGACGATTCTTCGGTTGAAATCCAAGAAGCAAGTAAATCCTCTTCTGCCGAAATTTACGAAAAATTAATCGATAAAATGAATGCAGAAATTTCAAAAGCGATTTTAGGTCAAACTCTAACGACCGAAATCGGCTCAACAGGAAGTTATGCAGCAGCCAACACCCACATGGCAGTAAGGCAAGATATTATTGATTCAGATAAAAAACTTGTTGAAAGCGTCATAAACCAACTGATAGCTTGGATTTATGAAATCAACTTCTCAAATGCAGAAATTCCTGTTTTTGAAATGTTTGCACCTGAAGATGTTGATTTAACGCTTGCTCAAAGAGATAAAATCCTTTCTGAAACAGGTGTTAAATTTACAAAAGAATATTTTATTAAAAATTATGGTTTGGAAGATGATGATTTTGAAATTAGAGAAGACATTCTGCCCTTAAATCCTAACTTTAAAGAGTTTAAGGAGGATGAACCGACCATTGTCGGACAAAAACAAATAGAAAATCTTTTTAAT